GTGTGCGCGCATAACGTGCGCGCCATGCGTTCTGCGCCCGACTACTGAACGCGCATACTGAACGTTCATGCTGTAAGCTGTTTGCGGCTCGAGTGATGAAAGGGAGCACCCCGAATGGGTTCAATTCTGCCGACTGAGATCCCTTGCATCGACCTGATCGCGGGCCCCGGCGAGCTCTGTCTGGAGATGCCAGGCGGCGCTCGGTTGTGTGCCGTGAGCTCGATCGACATCGGCGATCCGGCCGGCATGGTGCGCGACCTGATGGGCCAGGTGAACGCTGGGCTCGCGCCGCTCGCGCCGATCTTCAATCTCATCGACGTGATCCTGGCGATCAAGGAATGCGTCGAAGCGACTGGCGATGCGATCGCCGAGCTCGACCCGACCAAGCTCTTCCAATGTATCCCCGGCCTGATCGAGAAGGTCAACGCGATCCTGAAGCTGCTGCCGCCGGTCTCGATCCCCTTCATGGTCAAGTCGCTGCTCACCGCGCTGATCGTGTTTCTCGAAGGGCTCAAGCAAGAGCTACGCTCGGCCATCCTGGCGGCGGCTCGCGTGGCGGCCGCCCAGCTTCGCGCTGCCGAGCTCAACAACATCAGACTGCAGGCCGTCGCCGACTGTGCCGAAGGATCCTTCGACGTGCAGATGGTCAACTTCAACGAGAGCGCGAAGCCACTGTCGCGGCTTATCCTGGTGCTGAACGTTTTCCTAGAGCTCGCCCAGCTGCCTTGCATTCAGATCCCGATGGGACCGATCGCCGGCGCAACCGAAGCCGCACTGCTGCCGCTCTGCCACGCCATCGACCTGCTGACGATCGTGCGCGACGCCATCAGCGTGCCGACCTTCCAGCTAGAGCTGATCCCCGATCCAGACGAACCCTGCTAGACTGGCCAAGCTATGACGATGCGTTTCGTACCCAACCTTACGATCCCCAGTGCCGACGGCACGCTGATCTATTTGTTCGAGTGGCTCGACTTCATGCGAACAGCGTCGCCCACCGGCCCAGGCTGGACCGTGCCGCGATCGAGCGACGGCACCACGGGCGGCGATGGCGACAACATCGCTGCCTTCGGCGACCTGTCGCAGTGGACCGGATCGGCCGATTCGTGGTTCGTCATTCGGCAGCCCGACGGCGGTCGCGAGTACCTTTTCTTTCGCACGAGCAGCACGGACACTGTGTGGAGTATTAGCTATTCGCCGGGCGCGCTCTACGTCGGTGGATCTATCTCCGCCATTCCGACCGCCACCGACTCAGAGACGATCCTCGTGGCCGACATCCTCACGCTGACTGGCAACAAGGTGCTCCACGCGGGCGCCGACGACGCTGCGCCATACGGGTGGTACGTGTTCTCGCACCTCTCCGGCAACTTCGTGACCGAGCACGCAGGCATGGCCATGATTCCGATCACGGACGGTGCCCAGCCAGGCGAGACGGATCCGGTGTTGTTCTTTCAGGATGGCGGCGGCTCTGGCTTTGTGCGCGCAGAGCTGAGTGACGCAACCAAGTCAGCCAACCAAGGCTACTGTGCGGGCTTCGTTCCGGGCTCCGCGACGTTCACCGCTGTCCCAGCGCTGTCGTACAACGAGGGAGCCAACTACGTCTTTCCGGGGGGCAACTCACAAGACGACAACAACGACGACGTTGCCGCGCCGATCCCGTTCTCTCGGCGCTCCGGGCACACACCTTCCGGCTTCAAAGGGTTCTCCGATTTCATTCAGTGGAACGGCGTTACGCGCACCAACTGCGACACGTTCGCCCGCGGCGGCAGCGGCAACCCCGATCGCATCTCATGGGGTGATGTCAACTTCGAGTGGGACAGCGTTACTACACCATCCGTCTCGTAAGCTATGGCCCAGCACACACAGGCGCTGGGATTCGTGTACGCCGATGCCGCGGTGGTGCCTCAACGCATCCTAAGCAAGACGCAGCGCGAAGCGTTCACGTTCACCACAGGCGTGCCCGACACAACGGCGCCAGTCGTCGACAACTTCAGCCCAGCCAACGGCGCAACGATCGCGGCAACAGATCCGATCTTCTTCGACACCACCGACGACCGCAGCGTCTTCGCCCGCGTACTGGTGGCGGTCACACAGGGCGACACCACCGAGCTCGCCCACGACGGCGACAACTTCCTGGCGCCATACGACACACTGAGCACGCGCACCAACATCACCGACGGCTTCAGATACCGCCTGCGGCGCGATGGCGGGTGGGTGGACACGGCGACGGTGCGAGTCTTCGCGATCGATCCTAGCGGCAACGAGGCAATCTGATGGCCGTTGTCGTCGAGTACCCACTGGCGGCCGCTGCAGCAGCGGCGACATCGGCTGCAGCGGCCGAGCTCGGCGCTCCACCGTTCGCGCTGCGCGGAATCGTGACGCCGTTCAGGCGCGACCAGAAGAACGACTTCGCCAACGACGTTGGCGTGAACCTGATCCGTAGCAACGTGCGGCAGATTCTCATGACGAAGGGAGCGACCGACAAGGCGGCCGGCGAGATCCCCTGGCTGACCGAGTTCGGCTCGCAGCTTCACACGCTGCGCCACTCGAACAGCAGCGTCGTGCTCGAAGAGCTCGCGCGCGTCTTCGTCATCGAAGCACTGCGCAGGTTCGAGCCACGCGTTCGGGTTTCGCGCACGCGCGTCGAGCGCATCAGCTCGGCTCGTCGCATCGAGCTGACCGTGCTCTTCGACATCATCGACCTGCAGGCGCCGGCCGCTACCATCCTGGTGCCCAACCTGGCAGAGACCGTGCCGGTTCTGCTCGCAGCATAAGGCAACGTCATGGCATCGCCGATCCCGCTCTCGCTCGACTACACCGACAAAGACTTCGACAGCCTGCACGCACGCTCGCGCAACCTGTTGCGGTCGGTGTTCCCGAAGTGGACCGAAGAGAGCATCGCCAACTTCGGAAATATTCTAGTCGGCCTGGGTCCGCACGTTGGCGACGTGCTCGGCTTCTACCTCGACAAGTGGGCGCGAGAGTCGCGCATCGTGACGGCCGAGCTCAGGCGATCGCTGCTCGGCCTGGTGAAGCTGATCGGCTTCGCGCCAGAGGGGGCGACCGCAGCTAGCGCGACCGAGACCTTCACTCTCGCGGCGGCTCTGGCTGGCACGCTCACGATCCCGGCCGGCACCAACGTGCGCACCGTCGACGTCACCACACCGATCCGCTACCAGCTGCTCGCCGACCTGGTGCTGCTGGCTGGTGACACAACGGCAGACGCGCTCGTCGAAAACAGCGAGAGCCGCTCCGACCAGTTTGCCAGCGACTCCGTGCCGAACCAGAGCTTCACCCTGAGCGCGACGCCATACCTGCCAGGCTCGAGCGTCGTCACTGCAGCCGACGGCAGCTACACCCTGGTCGACAACTTCCTAGACTCGACGAGCACCGACAGACACTACACGCTGAGCGTCGACGAAAACGACAGGGCGAAGATCGTCTTCGGCAACGGCGTGAACGGCTCGATCCCGCAAGGCACGATCGACACCAGCTACAAGACAGGCGGCGGCGCAGACGGCAGCGTCGAGCAGGGAGCTCTGACGATTCTCGAAGGCGGCCCCTACTCCGACGACCTGGGCAACCTCGCAGTGATCACCGTCGACAATGCCGAAGAGTCTTCGCCTGGCACCGACCGCCAGACCAACGCGCAGATCAAACAGCTGGCGCCAACATCGCTGCGCGTTCTGAATCGCGCCATCGCCCGCGAAGACTTCGAGCTCGTCGCCGACCTGGTGAGCGGCGTCGCTCGATCGCTCATGCTCTTCAAAGACGACGAGCCAGCGATCGCAGAGAACGCTGGCAACCTGTTCATCGTCTCGACTGGCGCCACCGGCGTGCCGAGCCAGGCGCTGCTCGACGAAGTGAAGAGCCGCTTCCAGCCGATCACTGGCTTCGACGAGCCATCGCATCCACGCGGTAACACGCTCAACCTGACCGTGCAGGCGGCGCCGTTTCAAGCGATCGTCGTGCGGGTCACTGCGTACAAAGCGAGCGGCGTGCAGCCAGCCACCATGAAGGCCGACATCGAGACGGCGCTGACCAACTTCTTCGCGGTGCGCGTGCCAGCTTCTACCATCCTGGCCGAGAGCCCCGAGCTCGCTGCCGAACTCGGCATTACAGCTGCCGACGGCGACGCCTTGGTGAAGAACCCGCGGATCAACTTCGGCTTCGCGGTGAAGGACGCCGACGGCGAGGCGACCGGCGAGCTGCCATGGTCAGACATTTTCAATGTCATCCGCGACCTCGGCAGCGTGCGCAAGATCGCAGCCACAGGATCGGGCCTGCTGTTGAACGGGCAACAGGCCGACGTGACGATCGGAAACTTCAGCTTTCCGCAGCTCAGTACCGTGACGATCATCGACGGCGACACCGGTCTGACTTTGTGATGGTATGCTGGCGCGGTGCCGGTCCCCATCAACCTCAGCTTTGAGCTCGCCGAGCCAGGTCAGTTCGGCCTGGCCGACGGCTGGGCGATCACCCAGCTGTCGAGCAGCTACAGCTGGGCAGACTTCGGCGCACCGGCCGTCGAGTTTGACGCGACGATCCTGACGCCAGACGCCGGCGGCGAGTTCGCGCTGCCACACTGGCTAGAGATCATTTGTGCAACAGCGGAACGCTCGATCCAGACAAGCGAGGCGACCGTTCAGAGCGGCTTCGTTGCCAACGCAGCGCGAGCTCGACGGCTGGCTGTCGCCGGCGACTGGGGCCTGGCTGTCGAGAAGTCTACGACCAACATCATCAGCGAGCAGGACCTTGCAACCTGGTCAACCTACGAGCTAACCGCCAGCTCTGCCACAGCGCCAGACGGATCAACCGGCAACCACGAGCACGCCGACGACCAGGCTGGCGACGCAGAAGAAGCTTCGCGGACATTCGCAAGCGACGCCGCGATCTATGAATTGTCGACCTGGTCGATCAACCTATCGGGCGGTGGCGCCAGCAACGCATCGTGGATTCTGAATGCGGGCATCGGTGGCACAGCATCGATCGCATACGCGGCGAGCGAAACCGAATGGGGCTACAGAAGCGACAGCACAAACACCGCGCTCGGCGGAACGTCGCCGACTATGCGCATCAAGGCGCGCGTCACAGCGGGAGACACCGGCAGCATACGGTCGTGGGGCCTACAGGCTGAGCTCGGCAGCTACCCGACCAGCTTCATAGGCGCAGACAACGCCACGTTTTCCAGAGCGACCGAGACGCTGCGCGCGAAGACGAGCGTCGTCGTCGAGGGCGACGGCTTCTTCGACTGGGTCTTCACCTGGCGGCCGCACTACGCCGACAGCGAGGTGACCGGGGTTCACTACCTGCTCTGGCTCGACGCAGACAACAACCTGCGATGGGACGGAAGCACAGGCGACATCATCCTAAAGCTCGACGGCGTCGTGCTCTTCACCATCGCGGCGACCTGGTCGCGTGATCAAGAGCTCACCGCGGTGATCCATCATTCGGCAGCGAGCTCGCAGCTCACGCTGAGCGGCTTCACCACCGGCGACGGACTGACGAGCGGCGCAGCCCAGGCGGCGATCGACATCGCGACGATCGACTGGGTCTACATCTTTGGCGACAACACCGGCGCGAGCGACAGCGCCGATCTGATCAGGCTCAGCAGCCAGGCTCGACAGTCGCTGACCGAGACCTTCGAAGCAGGCTGGGGCACGACTCACCGCACCGCCTTCGACGACCTCGATCTAGAGTTCGCAGGGTACAGCGATCCCCCGCTGCTCGCGGCCGAGCTCTTCGAGAGCTTCGAGGCTTTGAGCGGCTGGGATCTGACATACCTCAGCGTGCTGGCTTCGACCAACCTGGCGACATACGGATCGCACTGGGACGCGGCCGCCGAGCAGGACAACTTCGAAGACTTCGAGCTCGCCTGGCACGAGGTCGAAGTCGACGTGGCTGGCATGACCGGCACCACCGTGACCTCGAACAGCCACGGCTTCGGCGACGGCGACCGCGTGCGCTTCACTACCGTGGGCGGCGGCGCGCTAGCTGGCAGCATCTCAGAGGCCGACGGCTTCTTCGTGCGCGATGTGACGGCCAACACCTACGCCATCGAAGACACCGTGGGCGGCGGCGCGCTGTCGCTCACGATCGGATTCTCGCAGCCGGTTCAGGCGCTGCGATCTCACGGCGACTTCGACACCGTGCTGCCGAGCTCGGCGGCAGCCAGCTTCGACCGAGCGAGCTCGACGACCGAGACCTTCGCCGGATGGGCAGACGTAGACGCCGACGTCGAGGGCTTCACTACGACGAACGTCGACATCACAGGCCACCCCTTCTTCGAGGGCGACGCGGTCGAGGTGCTGACAAGCGGCACGCTGCCGACTCCGCTGGCAGCTTCGACGGTCTACTTCGTCGGCATCATCGGCGCAGACGACATCACGCTAAGCGCAACCAAGGGCGGCGGCGCTATCAGCCTGAGCGGCGGCAGCGGCACGCACACCGTCAGGCGCATGCAGCGCGAGAGCTTCGATCAGCACAGCGGCACCGACCTGGAGACGGCGCAGTATAGAAACGGCACCGACGCCTTCGAAGACTTCGAGACCGTGCGCGGGCCCGTGGCGTTCAGTGTCACACCAGGCACCGACCTGGTGCTGGCAACAGGCCACCCATTTAGCAACGGCGAGAAGGTCACGGTCAGCAGCACCGGCGCGCTGCCGCTCGGCCTGAGCCAGGGCTTGATCGTCTACTTCGTGATCAACGCCAACGCCAACGATCTGCAGCTGAGCTTGACGAGCGGCGGCGCAGCCGTCGACATTCAAGACAACGGCAGCGGCACCCACACTTTGATCTCTGACCCCGATGCATACTGGACGAACGTCGTCACCTTCTGAGGAATCACCATGGCACTAGCAGACTGGACCGAGCTCACCGGCGTGATCGCAGCACCGAGCCTGGCGCGCGGCGTCACCGCAGGCAACACGCCACCGAACGGCGGCGGCACATTCGTGTACGGAATGAACACGCTCGCAGTCGTGACCGGCGCCTACGGCCGCTTCACGGACCTGGCCAACTTCGCTCCAATGTCGGAGGGTGCGATCATCGCCAGCGCACTGAAGCGCGGAACGGGCGGCGGCAATACCGGCTGGGATGCATTCTTGTTTCTCGGCCTGGGCGGGCCCGATGTGAGCGACCTCGGATACAAGCTAGGGCTCAGCGACGCCGACCCTGCGCGCATCACACTGGCGAAGGGAAGCGTCAGCGCTGGGCTACCCGACGACGTGCCAGGCTCGAGTGGTGTGCTGGCTCGGTCGACGGCAACCTTCGCGGTCGACAGCTGGGTTCACCTTCGGCTAGAGATGGTCGTGAACACGAGCGGCGACGTCGTGCTGAACGCCTATCAGAACGACCTCGCAGCCAACTCTGTGAGCTCGCCAGTCTGGGTCGCCATCGACGGCATGAAGGACTTCGTCGGTGGCGTCGAGGCGACAGCGTTCATCGACGACGCGCTGCAGGTCAACAGCGGATCGGCTCCGCTGACGAGCGGCCGCGGCGGCTACGCTGGAAGCTTCAGTGACACCAGTCGCCGAAGCTTCTTCGACCACATCACCCTGGCCCGTCAGCTGTAGCATGAGCTTGTCGCCCTTCGACGGAGCGCTGGGCGTCTTGAGTGGGCGCATCGAGCCGACGACGATCGCGGTGCCCGCGGGCGACTACGTCTTCTGTCTGGGCTCAGACGTCGCTGGGCGCTTCTTCGCGCTGACACCAGGCGACCACGTCACCGTCGCGCAGACGGCCGACTGGGCGGACGAGGGGACGCTGCTGCGTGCACGCGTGCTCATCCGCCCACCTGCAGCAATGCCGGCCGGCAAGCGCTGGCGCTTTAGTGTTCGGGTGGCAGGCGTCGAGCTCGTCGCCCACGACATTCTCGAAGGCGGCAGGCCGCTCGACCTGCGCGACGTGGCGATCAATCTCAACTCGCTGGCGGCGTCGTTCGAAGTAGCCTTTCGCCTAGAGCTCGCCGGCGTCGGCGACGCTGAGCTCGTCGAGCTGCCAGGTGTGTTCGTCGACGCGATCACCTTCGAGGGATAAATGCTGACGCTACTCAACAGACTGCCAGAGCCCGACCAGGCCGACGCTCTGGTGAACGCCACGATCAAGATCGACATTGGCGCGCAGGACACTGGCGACACCGTGCTGCTGTCAGCCACCCAGGTCTACATCGACGGCACGCTGGCCTTCGATGGCGGCACGTTCCAAACAGGCTACACCGGGCCAGAGAGCGCGAGCTCGAACCCCCAGGTCGACACGCTGCGCGTGTGCATCGACCCGACGCTGCCGCTGCCAGACGATCAGCTCGTGACCGTGCGCGTCGTCAGCGACTCGACGATCGGCGGCGACGCGCTCGACGAGAGCTACACCTTCACCACCGAAGACCTGACGAACCCCGTGCTCGTCAGCGCCCAGGCCATCGAGCTCGACACCGTGCGCGTCGTCTTCGACGAAGCCATGGGCACGCCTGCAGCCGACGACCTGCAGATCGACCTGGTGACTGGCTCAGCCCAGACGCGGCTGCCAGCTGTCGAGGTCGTCGTCGCGAGCGTCATCGCGGTAGGCCCGACCACCTTCGACCTGGTGACCGACATCGCGCTGACGCCCGATGCCACGTATGACGTGACGGCCGTCGACGTTCGAGACGAAGCTGGCAACCCCGTGCTGAGCCCAGGCGACGTCGAGCGCTTCGTCGCGTTCAGGCCAGACGAGCCTGACGATCGCGACTGGGATCTGCTCGGCATGCTGCCGCAAGGCAACCAAGACGAAGACACCACGCGCGAGCTCGAATATATGACGGGTGTAATGCAGGAGATCAGCGACTGCATTCTCTTCGAGATCGATCGGTGGGGCGACATTCTCGATCCAGACGTTGCACCGATCGAGTTCGTCGACGCCATGCTGGCCGACCTCTCATGCCCCTTCGACTTCGAGCTGAGCGACATCGACAAGCGGCGGCTAGTCAAGCTTCTTGTTCCCATCTACAGGCAGAAGGGAACGAACCCCGGCATCGTCAATGCTGTGCGCTTCTTCCTGGGCATTGAAGTAACGATCACCGAGCCGGCCACAGGCGGCGGACTGCTCGGCGTCGACACCATCGGCGGCACGCTGGTGCTGTCGAGCTCGGACCTGGGCAACCTGCTCACCTTCTGCATCGTCTCACCGCGTGCGCTCACCGACGACGAGCGCACGTCAATCACAAAGATCGCTGCGTACATGAAGCGCGGCGAATGTCACTTCAAAATCAGCGAGCCGAGCCTGCCCGTGGTTCCCGATCATTGGGAGCTAGGCCTAAGCCGACTGGGCCTAAATACGATTTTGCACTAGACTCAGGAGCCAAGGCCGTGGACAGACGCGATTATTACTTCTTGCAGCTGCTCAGCGAGAGCGAGCTCGACGACGGTTTCGAACAGGCCGAGCAGGCCGATCGTGCAGTGACGGTCGACGCCGGCCTGGTCGGCATCCACCAGGGCGGCAGCGTCAGCGAGCGCAGCGGAACGCCCGATCTGAACGTCGAAGTCGCGGCATGCCAGGCCTACAACCAGGCCGGCGAGCGCATGAACGTGCCGAGCCTGCAGCTCGTCGACATGTCGACCGACAACCTGAGCGTTAGCACCGACGTCGCCGGCGGCGGCAACGAGAAGATCGTCTCGTTGTTCCTGAAGTTCGAGCGCGCGCTGAGCGATCCGCGCATCGACGGCAACACGGCGACGGTCTACTTCAATCGCGACGAGAGCTTCTCGTTCTTCATCGTGCAGGGAAGCGAGAGCTCGCCACCGCCAACGCCGCCGGCTCTCGAGTCTGACAAGATTCTTCTTGCTGATGTGCGGCGCGACTTCGGGCAAACGCAGATCCTGAACGCAGACATCACGCCACCGGGCGGAACGTACACAACGATCACCAACCGCAGAGAGTCGGCCTTCGACATCAGCGCCGGCGCCATCGAGATCAAAGCAGGCACGCCCGAAGAGAGCGACCAGGAGATCTTGACCGAGCTCAACAACCACGTGACCGGCGCGAGCAACCTGCACCCTGCAGCATCGATCGACTATGCCGGCGGCGCGGCCTGGCTCGACAGCACAACCAACCCAGCCGCCACCGCCGAAGCTCAATTCGACAAGGTGATCACCGACCTGATCGACACCGCCGGCGGCGGCAACAGTGGCGCCGATAAGCTTGGAAGCGGGGCGCTCGCCGGCTGGCGCGGGGGCAGGTCGCGCGCGAGCGGATCCATTTGGGATCAACTAGAAGCGGTGGGCGTCGACCTCTCGGCTCAGACCGCAGCCGACGACGGCGCCGAGCGCATCGGAGCGGAAGCCCACACAGCGGCCGGCGCTGGCATCATCGACCTGGCGCTCGGCAGCGTGCGCTCACAGCTTAACGAGCTGAGCGACGCAGCCGCCGCACACGCGCTCGACCAACTAATCGCGGGCAGCTGGGCATTCAGTGGCCAGCTCAACGCAGTGACGGATGGTGGCATCGCGCTCGGCGTAGGGTCGGTGGCCGCCACAAGGTTCGCGCGGCGCTTCTCTCGCTTGCACGCGAGCTGGTCGCACTACGTCGAAGACTTTATCGGCATCGACGCGCTCGGAGACCTCACCGCGTGGGAAGGCGGCGGCACCGTCTCGCCTGTCATGGCGGCCGATGGGCTCGACGGAATCATCGACGTCCAGACTGGCGCGGGTGCGAACAACACCAGCGTGCTGCTGCACTGGGAAGCAAACTACTTTCGCGACCGCGGGCTGGTCTTCGAAGCAGTCGTGCAGCCCGACGCCACATCCACTGTGAAGCTAGAGCTCGGCTTCACCACGTCACCGGGCGCCACCGCCTTCGACGCAGCATCTCAGGATGGCGTCTACATCAAGTACGACACCGGACCAGGTGACTCGTTTTGGATCCTAGCTGGCAACGCCAACGGCAGCGTTACGACCAACGCGACTACCACCGCACCGTCGGCCGCAACGCGGGTGCGTCTAACGATTGTCTGCGCCACTGACGGGTCAGCCGAGCTCTTCGTGAACGGCGTCAGCGAAGCAACGATCGCAGCCGCGTCGGTCGGCAACACAAACGGCAATATGTATTTGAAGGTGCGAGCCGAGACACTCACCGCAGCGACGCGCAAGCTCGAAGTCGACAGCATTGCAGCCTGGCAAGACCGGCTGCTGTAAAAGGGAAGCGACGCCATGACCATCGAAGCACTCAAGAAGGCAGCGAGCAGCAGCAAGGTTTTGCTCTACCTCATCTTCGCAACGGCGATCACTCTCGCGCGCTGGCAAGGCTGGGCAGAGCAGGCCTGGTGGCAGACCGCGATCGAGAACGGTTACTACGCACTGATGGGCACCTACTCCGTCGTCGAGTCGACGCGCGCCATCGCCAAGGCGATCGCGTCTGGCAAGGTGAGCGTAGCTGACGCACTGGCCGATCCGAAGAAGGCGCTCGCCGAAGCTGCTGACGAAGACGAAGACACGAAGAGCTAAGCCATGTTGGCTGCCGCCGCGAAGAGCGTGGTCGACATCGGGCTGAGCCTGGTCGGCAACTTCATCTTAGGCGGCATCGCGGTGCTGTCGCTCTACGTTGCGTACTGGGCGATCAGTCAACTGAAGATCGCAAAAGACCAGCACATCGCTGCGCTCAAAGAAGCGTCGAAGCAGAAGG